CGCCCTGGTGGCCGCGAAAGAGTGATGGGTTTCGGTAAAAACCAATATGAACTTCCCGAAAGGTTCAAACCAAAAGATGAGGTTGATAGTAACGTTGATAGTAACGTTGATAGTAACGTTGATAGTAACGTTAATGATAACATTGAACCCGTGATTCCAGAACCCGAACCTACTGACACCCCCCTCTCTAATGGATTTGGTGGACTTGATCTTGCATCGTGGGCTTCTGGATTTAAACGTGCTCGGTCATCCAGACAACGTGCTGGAGGTGGAGCACGAGGCCTCGCTCAAATGAAGAAAAATCTTAAGTTCAAACAACAGTTCTAATAGTAATGACAGCTAAAACAAGATACGACTTTCTAAGTAAGTATCGTTCCCAGTTTCTAGACACAGCTGTTCAGTGCTCTCAGTTGACACTACCTACTCTCATCCAACAAGATGATGATGTTAGTCGGTCAACAAACCTAAGGTTTATCACACCATGGCAAAGTGTTGGTGCAAAAGGGGTAGTCACTCTAGCATCTAAATTGATGCTGGCTCTACTGCCTCCCCAAACCAGCTTCTTTAAGCTACAGATTGATGATTCAAAGATCGGTGTTGATCTACCAGCGGAAGCACGGTCGGATCTTGATATCTCCTTTGCGAAGATGGAAAGATCCGTCATGGAAATTATAGCAGCATCTAGTGATCGCGTTACCGTACACCAAGCTCTTAAGCATTTGGTTGTTGGTGGTAATGCGTTGATCTACATGGGTCCCAAGGGGCTTAAACTATATCCATTGAACAGGTATGTTGTAGATAGAGATGGTAACGGTGAAGTCTTAGAAATCGTTACAAGAGAACGGATCAGCCGTAAGCTCTTGTCTCCTATTCTAACAGCAGCGTACCCAGCTAATCCTCCAGGTGAGGATGGCACAGATAATGATGAAGACGTTGATGTTTATACCCATGTGAAGCGGGAGAATAACCGCTTTGTGTGGCATCAAGAAGTCTTTGATAAAATCATCCCCGGCTCTCAAGGTAAGGCACCACTAGAATCTAATCCTTGGTTGGTACTGAGGTTTAATGTAGTAGATGGTGAAGCCTTTGGACGTGGTAGAGTAGAGGAGTTCCTTGGTGATCTCCGCTCCCTTGAGGCATTGATGCAAGCACTCGTAGAGGGCTCTGCAGTCGCCGCTAAGGTGGTCTTTACCGTATCCCCCTCTAGTACTACCAAGCCACAAACACTCTCCTCTGCGGGCAACGGAGCCATCATTCAGGGACGTCCTGATGATATCAGTGTTGTCCAAGTTGGTAAGACAGCTGACTTCAAGACAGCTATGGATATGGCTGGTGTGTTAGAACGTCGGCTTAGTGAAGCCTTCCTGATTCTTAATGTACGGGACAGTGAGCGCACTACTGCAGAAGAGGTGCGGATGACACAGATGGAGCTGGAAGCTCAACTCGGTGGACTATTCTCTCTTCTTACTGTTGAGTTCCTAGTACCTTACCTGAACCGTAAGCTCTCTGTTCTTCAGAAGAACAACGACATCCCTAAGATCCCCAAGGATATTGTACGACCTACTATCATTGCAGGTATCAATGCACTTGGTAGGGGACAAGATAGGGAGAGCTTGGCTCAGTTCTTCACTCTTATTGCTCAAACACTTGGACCTGAAGCCCTTGCTACTTACCTCAACCTTGATGAAGCTGTTAAGCGCCTTGCTGCAGCCCAAGGTATTGATGCTCTGAATCTGGTTAAGTCTATTAGTCAGGTAGAGCAAGAGCAAGCCCAGCAAATGGAGCAAGCACAAGAGATGGAACTGGTTAAGCAAACAGGTAATCTGGCTAAGGCACCACTACTGGACCCATCTAAAAACCCAGACCTAATGAATCAACAGAATGGACAAACAAACCCCGACCAAGCCGCAGCGGCCCAACAAGAAGCAGGCGTCCCAGAAGGTGGACTCCTCGGCTGAAGAAACTAAGCCTACTCCCGAACCAGCTCCTAGTATGAAACGTACTAAGATTGGTGAGCCTACTATCGGTCGTTCCCCCAATTTCGTCAAGACTGTTGGTCTTGGCAATTTAACCGTTATCACAGCAAATGGCAAACGAAATTACTCTTAATCCATCCGAACAAGTTGAAGGTGAATTCTCTGCAGAAGAGCTTGACTCTCTAGCTGTTGGAGAACGCCTTGCAGAACAAGAACAACAGCTGCTGGCTGGTAAGTATAAGTCAGCAGAGGAACTAGAACGTGGTTACTTAGAACTACAGAAGCGTCTCTCCTCTTCATCTAATGAGGAGACCCCTACAGAGCAAGCAACAGAAGAGCCTGTAGAGGAAGAAGCTGAAGTAGATACTGATCTCTTTGATACCATCATGGAGTCTTACCGTACTGGTGAGTGGAGTGAGGAGATCGTAAACGAGGTTAGCAAGATGGATCCTATTGATGTTGCTAACATGTTCTTGGAGAAACAAGGAGAAACGCAGCAAGGTCAGGTAGCATCTCAAGAGGATATCTCAGACATCCAAGACTCAGTAGGCGGGCTGGACTCGTATCAAAGTATGATTCAATGGGCCAGCCAGAACCTCTCTGATAGTGAGATAGCTATGTATGATAGGGTCATGGATAACGGTGATCCTTATGCTATGTTCTTCGCTGCCCAAGCTCTCAACGCACGTTACCAAGATGCCATTGGTTACGATGGAGAAATGCTGACAGGCTCAGCACCACGTAACACAGCTGATGCATTCCGTAGTCAAGCTGAGCTGGTTGCAGCTATGAGTGATCCACGCTACGATAAAGACCCTGCCTATCGTCAAGATATCGCAGAAAAACTTGAACGTTCTAATCTTCAATTCTAATGACCACCAACATCTTCGCTAAAGAACCCACCATGTACACTGACAAAGACTACACTGTGCCTCACAACGAACGTGCTGAACTTCTTAATGGTCGTCTGGCTATGCTCGGCTTCATTGCTGCTGTTGGCGCTTATGCAGTAACAGGTCAAATTATCCCCGGAGTATTTTAATCATGTCTTGCGGAAAGAAAGGTCACAAAGGCGGCGGTAAGAAAAAGTAACCGTCATAGCCCGTTGGTTCTGCGAGTGGGCTAACGGGTAGTAGGAGTAATCAATATAAAAGTTCCTCGCTTTATTATTATGATTCCTCTTCTAACTACTCTGTCAGTCATCACTAGCTGGTATGGTCCTGGCTTCCATGGAAACCTTACTGCTAATGGTGAGCGATACAATCAAAATGCCCTTACTGCAGCGCACAAGACACTCCCGTTTGGTACACGACTAAAGGTGTGCTATCAACGGTGTGCCATTGTACGGGTTAATGACCGTGGACCTTATATTCCTGGTCGTGAAATTGATCTCAGTAAAGGTGCAGCTGATGCTATCGGCTTCACTGGCACCGGAGTTGGACGAGTCAAAGTAACACGACTTGACTAACTAACTATGACTGCAATTGCAGCTTCACGCTCTCAGAACTACTGGGAGCGTTTTTGTGACTGGGTAACCAGTACAGATAACCGTCTTTATGTTGGCTGGTTTGGAACACTGATGATTCCGTGTCTCCTTGCTGCAGCCATTTGTTTTATCATCGCATTCGTAGCGGCACCACCAGTCGATATTGATGGCATCCGCGAACCTGTAGCTGGGAGCCTTCTCTATGGAAACAACATCATATCGGGAGCCGTCGTTCCGAGCAGCAATGCCATCGGACTACACTTCTACCCAATTTGGGAAGCTAATTCACTTGACGAATGGCTCTACAACGGCGGCCCTTTCCAGCTTACCGTCTTCCACTTCCTCATTGGCATCTATGCTTACATGGGACGAGAGTGGGAACTTAGCTATCGATTAGGGATGAGGCCCTGGATCTTTGTCGCATACTCAGCACCTGTCGCAGCAGCAACCGCTGTATTTCTTGTCTATCCCTTTGGGCAGGGGTCTTTCTCGGATGCTATGCCTCTGGGTATATCGGGAACCTTCAACTACATGTTGGTTTTCCAAGCCGAACATAACATTCTCATGCACCCGTTTCACATGCTTGGGGTCGCTGGAGTGT